TCACCAGTCATACTTCATAGACGCCTTAATAGTTTCGAGATCGTCGTGAACATAAATCTTTGTGGTAATTAAAACGTTCGCGTGACCCATCAATTTTGATATTGTAAGGATATCCGTGCCGGATTTATAAAGTAAGGTGCCGTAGGTATGCCGAAGTTCGTGCGCATCCAACCTTTTTATATCTGGATTTTGTACGACAAATTTGGTCATTATTTTGTCGTAAATACGACGTTGCCAATTTTGCGGCCTCATATACTGCCCTTTGCTGTCCGGAACGACGTACTCATTTTTTACCTGATACGACGTTCTATTTTTTCCTTTGCCTTTGTATCGGGTGACTTCGCGCGGCACAGCTTTAAGAATTTCCACGGTTTCGTCATCGATCGGTATCTGCCGGATCGACGTTTTCGTTTTTGGTGGCCCAATGATAATCAGCCCGTTTGCTTCTTTGAGGGACTGCCGTACATTGATAATTTTATTTTTCAAGTCAACATCATCCCACCGCAGCGCAAGCAGCTCCCCGCGCCGCATACCGGTCTTCAGCAAGAGAGTAATAGAATACCCATCCTGATATGCTTTTGCAAAATCAACGAGTTTACGAGCTTCCTCGGCAGTATATGCGCACTTTGCTGTGGGCGTTTTCACCGACTTCGGCATAATCAGTCCCCGGCACGGATTGCGGCTAATAAGCCCTTCATCAGTGGCCCTCTCAAAAATGGCATTCAACGTGATTCGTAACTTTTGGAGCATACTGTCAGAGTATTGCTTATTTGAGTTAAAAAATTTCTGGACATCGTCCAGCCGGATATTGGCAAGAGTATACTTGCCAAAATATTTTTTCAGGTGATTTTCCACGCTGTTCCGATAAGTGTAATAATAGGTCGTTTCGGATACGGAATTTTCTTTACACGCTTCGAGCCAATGATCGGCATAGTCGGAAAAACTGATGTGCTTGTCTTCGACTTTTCCGATTGCCATATTAATACGGTATTTGTTCGCCTGTTCCAGCGCGTCGTCTTTGCTGATAAGACTGTAAAAGGATTTCCGCACAGTGTTCCCATGCTTGTCCGGCACGTTGGCCTTAATCTCGTAGTATTGACCGTGATTCGGCGCTTCCTTTTTATGACGTCCCAAAATATCATCCCCCTATAATGATAGCCGCTCCAAAAATAAGGACGGCAATTCGTATATTATACATAATTTAGTAATTGCATATTGAAATATTAGGTAAAAGGCCTAATATAAGAGTAGACGACATGCCGCCAATATTTTTTATATTGGAGTAACGATAATGAATAAGGACGAAAAAGAAATATGTGAAATTATTGGAACCTCAAATGATCCGCATAAAACAGCTATTTATCTTTTGACTGTGATTTTAATGATCGCGCAACAGTCATAAAAGCCTGTTTCTTATCTTCCGGGAGAGTGTGGTAAATTTCAAGGATTTCCTTTTCTATTTCTGAAAGGCTCTTTGCTTCGGCAGAGGGCCTTTCTTTTTTATCTGTTTTATCGGTCAGGTAGTCAACGGTAGTGCCCAGTTTGTCAGCAATAGATTGTAACGTGTTTTCGTCTGGCAGGCCACGGCCACGTTCCATGTCGGCCAACCATGCGACGTTCTTATCGAATGAGCGGCACAAGAATGACGCACTCCACCCGTGTTCTTTTAATAGCCCTCTAATTTTGGATACATTTACCATTAAATGGCCCTCCGGACTGTGCAAAAAGTAGAATCCAAAACAATTTTGGAAAATTCATTGACTTCCAAAACAGTTTTGGATATACTATTGCATGTAATCAATTTACTCACGAAAATGGCAACAAAAAATCTGGCCTTTGAAAACTCCCATTTTCAAAAGCAAGTATATGCAGCAAACAAGCATATTATACTGCTTTCTTGAAATTTTGCAAGAGTTTTCCTAGACGGAAAGGAGAAATCTATTTTTCATCCAGTAAAATTACTGGAAATTGTGCAAATTTGCAGGAAAAGAGGCGAAAAAGATATGAAAAAATTCGTTTGGGCGCTGAAACAGCTCCTGCCGTTTGGCTATTGCTCCGAATACGGCACTAACGGTCGCAAAGAAGTAGCCGTATGGCGTATGTGGATGGGACGTTGCTTTGCGGTTCGCCGTTGGCAGGTAGCCTGAATCTTATCCTTTCAAACCAATGTGAAAGGCAGGTGAAAAAGTCATGGGCATTAAAGATCAGATCGATTTTGCATGTGCGCAGCTTCTCCATGTAGAGAATCAGATCAAAGATGAATCCATTCAGGATGAAATCGGCTCGTCTATCGCACAGCTGATTCACACGGAAAATCAGATCAAGTGACTTGGTGAAAAAAATGGGGCCGGGTGCCCGCAAATGATCGGTTTGTAGGCACTCGGCAGAGTCTTAGGTATCGTCTTCTACGGTAGCATCCTTCGCATTGTCCTGAATGGACTGGATTGTGTGCTTGGCAGATTCCTTTGAGGTATAAGTTTCGCTTGTACAAAGCTTTTGCCCATTGCTTGCCACGATTGTAAAGAAATACTGCCAATCAGAGGACTTCTTAATGACAAATTTCATCTATATCACCTCCTTTCGCCAACATTCTACAGCAGAAAACACAAAGTTTCAAGAAAGGAAGTTTAATATGCAGAATCTTGTAAAAATCGGCAGCGCTTCCGTTGCCGTCAAAGAGTATCACGGCCAGCGCGTCGTTACCTTCAAGGACATTGACCAGTGCCACGGCAGGCCGGAGGGAACGGCAAAGCGCAATTTCATTTCCAACAAACAGCACATGGTAGAAGGAACTGACTTCTTCCAGATTCAAAAGGACGAAAAACGTACTTTAGGATTTGACGTCCCAAACCGAGGCCTTACCATTATTACCGAATCCGGCTATCTGATGCTTGTCAAGTCCTTTACGGACGATCTGGCGTGGGACGTGCAGCGCCAACTCGTCAATACATATTTCCGCAAAGGGCCGGCAGACGATTCACTGAAAATCCAGATCCAGCAGGAACGCGCCCACGCAATGCTCATGAACGCAAAAACCCGCGCGCTGAAAGCTATTTCGTCTTCCATCGGGGACAAGCAGCTCTCCGCTCTTGCAGTTCAGGTCTTCGGCCTGACGGCGATTGAAGAAGTCACCGGACAGAAAATTGACTACCGCCCCGAATGCGGAAAACTTTATTCCGCGGGGGATTTAGCGAAAGAAGTCGGAAGCAACCGAATCACCGTCGGCAAGAAAGCCACGGCGGCGGGACTGAAAACTGATGAATACGGCATGACCGTCCTGTCAAAATCCGAACATAGCGTAAAACAGGTGCCAACGTTTATGTATAACAAAAAGGGCCGCGCAGCGGTTAAGGAGCTGTTCGGAAAATGAGCGAGATTCCAGTTCCCGAATGCGTCGCGGGCAAGCTCCGGCAGCTCAACCAGCTCGCCGAACAGTACCCGGACAGCATACCACTCCCCGCTGTCGCACGGTTCATGGGAGTCGCTGACGAAGGACTTCGGGCATACATCGACAATAATCCAAACGCGTTCGGAATCTCATGGAAACGGATGGGAGCGGTAAACCGGGCGTATAAAATCCCGACGACACGATTTTATTCGTGGTATCGGAATGGGCTTTGAAAGGGGGCATAAAGTTGGCAGAATACAAGGAAATCAAAAAGCGGCTTATCGACGGTGAACACACGGTCAAGTGGCTGTGGAGGCTTGTCAGAGTAAAGGGATACTCGACGCTCGCATATAACCGCTTTTGCGAGATTCTGAACGGATCATATCTCGGCGGCTATGCTCCCGGTGTATTGGATGCCGCCGAAAAGGTTCTCGACGAGCAACAGAAATCCGCCTGACCGGGCGGAGGAAGGAGGGAAAAGACAATGAATAAGGAAAACAAAAAGCCAGAATCCATGCACTATGAATGCCCTTGTGGAAAGACCCAGCATTACGCGGACGCAAAGTATTGCACGAATTGCGGCAGAAAAATAGAAAAGCCGCAGAACTGACTACGGCTTTTCTCGGAATTATGCTTGTGGCGAGTAGGGCTTTCCACAGTCCGGGCAGAACTTGTCTTTTCGATCGGAACGATAAGAACCGCAGCTAGGACACGTGGATACCATCGGGGAGCCACATTGAGTGCAGAACTTATGCGGCTTTTCACCTTTTTCAGTGTCAAAATAATCCGTATTGTCGCATTCCGGGTTACTGCACCATGCAACAGCTATCATCATGTATCATCTCCTTTCCGACACAATTCTACATCGGAAAGGAAAAATTTACAAGATAGGAGGGACAAGCCCATGAATAAGCCACAAGTGCCCCGCTGCTCCGTCTGTGAGGATTGCATTAATCCACCCGGCCCATCTTGGGCTGCCAAAAGGATTTGTGGAAAAACGGGGCAGAAACTCAACCGTAAGTCAAAAACAAGCCCGATGTGGTGCCCGAAAAGGAGAGAAAAGCTGATGCCTTACGAATGGGATAACTACCAAGCGCTCATAACCGTACCGGCGACGGACGACAATTTCAAATCGTCACTGAAAAATGCAACGGATGATGAACTGGTACGTGCAATCCAGTATTTTGAGCGCAACCCAAAAGGCAATAAAGCCAGAAGCAAAGCCGCAAATCACGAGCTGTTGATGCGGCCTTGGGAGGCGAAAAGCTGATGGAAGAACTGAAGCCGTGCCCGTCATGCGGGAAAAAGTGTCTTGCTATCGACAGAGACACTGGTGCAGTTGCCTGTATGCTTTGCGGCATGAGAGCGCCGAACAAAGATGTTTGGAACCGCCGCGCCGCCCCGGAAAACAAGCCGCTGATTTGTCCGCTGTTGTCGGATGCGGAAGTCAAACAGCCTTGCCTCGAAGGGCCATGTCCGGCGATACTCAACGAGCCGCTAACGTTGGAACAGCTCCGAAAAATGCTTGACGGCTGGGTATGGCTAGTCGACTCAGAGCACCCGGGATTCAACGGTTGGTATACTGTCCGGCCGTTTCATGGTGGAGGCGATCGAATCGAATTTTGGGGAGTAGACAATGCCTACTACGAGCTTGCCATTACGGCAGGATCAGTTAAGGTCTACGCCCGCAAGCCGGAAGGAAACGAACCGTGAAAAAATCTGATTTCTGCAAAAGGTGTGCAATACATCTTGGAAAATCTCAGGCTAACAAATTTGCATGTACTGCTTGCAAAAGGCCAAGAGGAAAATATTATCCGAGCGCATTTATTAAAGCCCACAAGCCGGAAAGAAGCGAAACCGATGGAAAAATGTAAACTCTGTGCTCTTCAGGACACGAAGCCCTGCTATGAATGCAATGAGTGCTTGGGCGGAGATGATCATTTCAAGCAATTGCCGCCAGAAGCTAGCAAGCCGGAAGGGAGCGAAAAGGGATGAAAGTTGAGTATGTGCAAAATCTTGACGATGAGGATATTCGCCGTGTATGTGTAGGAGCGTTAGCGGACATAGAAGCAAAATTTGGCAAAGCAAAAGAGGAAAGAAACGCAAAAGCAATGCGCTGGTACCAGCGAGAATTTGTAGACGTTGTGAGTTTTCAGCGCGAATATTTAGGAATACTTTTCCGCAAGGATGACGGGATGGTATGGGACGGGCCAAGCGACCATTTTATCGCTGATGTGGAAGGATACAAAAAAATACTTGCAGAACTTGATGGCGCTGAAATTTGCCCGTTCTGCGGGTCGCTGCTTAATAAGCCGGAAGGGAGTGAACACCCGTGATTACATACCACATCAACTGCCACGAAGCAGACGCCTATCTCTGGATTTGCCGCGTGAACCGTGAGAAACCAACCTGGGCCGGGTTGGTCGCGTATGTGAGGGCGTACCGCGATGTATAGTCCTTGTGAGCGCTGCCCGTGCAAGCTCCGCCGTGAGGTCTGCCGAAAGTTCTGCTCGGTATATAAAACGGCCGTCCAGAGGGACGCAGAAGAAGGAATCGTTGAGATAGGAAGGAAGGTACACGACAGGTACATAAAAAATAGCCGCTAACCTGTGGGGACAGGAAAGCGGCGCGTCAGAACACCAATAGTCTACACCGCTATTATAAGCGGAGAAATGGAGAAAGTCAAATGTCTAATGAAGAATTGATCATCAGCCTGGCAAAAAAGCTTATCCAGCAGGACGGCTTGATCGAATACTATAGAAACCATTGCGACGCGCTGGAATCCCAACTCCGGTTGAAGGAGAACATCACCGAGTCCAACGATGATCTCCCGCTTTCAGGCCCGATTACGGAGGCGACGAAATGAAGATCACAAATAAGCTTGGCCTGCCGGAAGCGTTCGTACAGATGGCACAGAGCGACTACAAGCCTACTCCCAAAAGGTACAGCGCGACGGCTCTGCTGAAAGGCGTCCGGGAAGTAGTTTTGGAGCGCAGGCACGGGGATGAGATTGAAATAGACGTGTCCGATATGATCTGGGCGTTGTTTGGGCAGGCAGTCCATTCTGTTTTGGAGCACCAGAAGGAAGGCACGTCGGAACTCAAGGAAGAGTACGCTTCAATGCCCGTAGAAGGAGTACCCGGTTATTCCGTTTCCGGAAGATTTGACCTTTACAACGCCGAAAAGAAAACAATTACTGATTACAAAGTGTGCTCTGTCTGGAAAGTGATTTTTGGGGATTTCTCGGACTGGAAAAAACAAATCCTTGTCTATGCGGCGATCATGGAATATTGCGGATTCCCCGTTGAGTGGGGAGAAGTCATTCCTATCATGCGAGACTATTCTAACCGGGACGCAAAAATAAAGCCAGACTATCCCCAATCTCAAGTGGCAAAAATCAGATTCAAAGTTGATCCTTCAAATCTTGAGCAGATAAAGACCTTTATCCATGACAGAATTTCTCAATTAGCGGCGGCCGAAGCGCTTCCCGACAATGGACTCCCGATCTGCACTCCCGAAGAGCGATTTAATTCCGGCGACAAGTACGCTGTGATGCGGAAGGGAAGAAAGACGGCCTTGCGGGTATTGGCCAGCCGCGAAGAGGCGGAACAGTGGATGCAGGACAACGGCGGAGATTCCATTCAGTGCAGGGCCGGGGAAGACAAAAAGTGTAAGGATTACTGCTCCGCTTGCCAATTCTGCAATTACTATCGTGAGCACGTTAAGGGGGCGGGATGATGGACTTGAAATTTCCCATGCTGACTGCAGACGACATCGAAGTCAAAGTGAAAAAGGTTACTTCAAAGGGCGCTATTGCCCTGCTTTACAAGACTGCCCGCGTCGATATGAATATCCTCGATAAGGCCGTCGGGCCTTTGAACTGGAAGTGCTCTTATCATGATGTAAAAGGGAACCTTTATTGTGAAATATCCATTTATGATCCAGACAAAAAAGAATGGGTATCAAAAGAGGATTGCGGCATTGAAAGCCGGGACGATGGCGAAGGAAATCAGCATAAGGGAGAAGCGTCCGATGCTTTCAAGCGTGCCGGATTCAAGTGGGGCATCGGTCGAGAGCTTTACACTGCACCATTTACCTTTATCCACTGTGCCACAAAGGTCAAAAGCGATAGACGCAGCTACGAGCTTGAGAATCCCTTTGCCAGGTTTAGCGTGAAATCTATTGGTTACGATCCCGCTGGGAAGATCAACGAGCTGGCTATCATCGACGACAGTGGGAAAGAGGTATATAACCTGAAAGCACCGATTAAGGCTACGATTCGGTACATTGACGAAGTCAAACGGACCACACTCATGAAAGAGCTGCATCGTACCGGATGGAATCCGAAGGGAATGCTTGATTATCTCAGAGAAAAATTTCCGAATGATCCTCCCGACACTATCGGACACATTACGGAGCCGCAGTTTACTTTTATCGTAAAAGCGCTGGAAAAGCGTCCAGACAAAAGCGCTGAAACGGCATGAGAATTCAGTTTGACGCCGCCCGCTGGGCGCAAGACGATCAAGGCTTTTGGCTCTCCATCCGGGTAAAATCTCCCGCGCAGGCAAAGCAATTCGCGGCTGAAATGCAGAGCGGAAAGCTATACGACGCTGAGATAAAAATCCATAGAGAGCGGCGGTCACTGGATGCCAATGCCTACTTTTGGAAATTGGCTGGCGAACTCGCGGCAAAGCTCCGAATCTCCCCGGATGAAGTCTATCGGCAGTACATCCCGGACGTTGCGAACAATTACGTCATCCAACCCGTCCGGGAGGACATGATCGAGCGCTGGGATAAGATTTGGTGCTCCGGGCACCTCGGCAGGATGACTGATGACCTCGGCCCCTGCCGCAGGACTCCCGGGTATCATAACATCCGCTGCTACCTTGGATCGTCGGATTATGACTCCGCACAGATGTCAAGGTTGATCGACCTTATCGTTGACGACTGCAAAGCGCAGGGGATCGAGACAAAAACACCGGCTGAAATCGCTCAAATGGAGGCGGAATATGCACAAGCAGACAAAGGCATGCAGCATACCAAAAGCGGTTAAAGATGCGGTCTGGGAGCGTGACGGGTACGTCTGTATCGTGTGCGGCAACCATAACGCCGCCCCATGCGCGCATTTTATCGCCCGCTCTCACGGTGGGCTCGGCGTTGAGCAAAACATAGTCACGCTGTGTCAGGACTGCCATAGAGCCTACGATCAAAGCACGGCGCACGGTTGGTATAAGACCGTCATCCGCCGGTATCTAAAATCAAAATATCCCGAATGGGATGAAAGAAAACTTGTTTACCACAAATACGATTAGCTGCTTTGCGGCTGAAAGGAAAATTAGATGGGAAAAGAAATCAAAGTAACCTGCGATAGCTGCGGCGAAGATATTTACGGGAAGAAATATTTTACGCTGAACATCAGAAAGGTTATCCACGGAAAGCAGACGCTGAATCCTGCAATATACCTTTGCCCTAAATGTTTCAGGGAAACGAAGCTCGCATTGCTTTTGATGGACACGGAGGATGAAAAGTCATGCTGAATATCGCTGCCTTGATGGGCCGGCTTACAAAAGATCCTGAACTCCGGCAGACACAAAGCGGCATTGCCGTGACGAGTTTTACCTTGGCCTGCGACCGTTCTTATGTGAAAGCGGGCGCCGAGCGGCAGACCGACTTCATCGACATTGTCGCATGGCGAAACACTGCTGAATTTGTCTGCAAATACTTTCACAAAGGTCAGCTTGTCGCCGTACAGGGGTCCATGCAGACGAGGACGTACACGGACAAGGAAGGGAACAAGCGCAAGGCGTTTGAGATTGTAGCCAGCAACGTCCATTTTGCTGAGCCGAAGCGCGACGACAATTCGAGCACAGGCAACAAAAATACATATCATGCCGCAGAGAGCACACCAGACATTTCAGCGGATGACACGGGGAACTTTGAGGGAATGCCGGACGACGGGGATCTCCCATTTTAGCGGAGCGCGCCATGAATATCATTGATTTTATCCCTTTTGGCAAAGACAACGCGATCTCCCGCCGGGCGCTCTGCAATGCTGCAGGGTTGCCTGACCGGATGATGCGCAAAGAGATTGAGCGAGCGCGCCGCGAATACGCGATACTAAACGCTCAGGACGGCTCCGGGTACTTCCGGCCGGCTCCTGATGAATCTTATCTGATCGAGCGCTGGATAAAGCAGGAGCGCAGCCGGGAAAACTCCGTCAGAAATGCCACTCGGGGCGCGGAGAAAGCACTCTTGGGAGAGAGCCGGGAATTAGTGCTGGTACGCTCCTATGAGCGGCGCAAGCGGCGCGGGAAGAACGCAAATATCAGCAGATGAAATTATCGATTTGAAGGTGATAAATTGGCAGACGCAAAAGAGGTGAGATCGTGCTTGAAAGCGGATTTGTACGGATTTATCGGTCTTTATTAAATTGGGAATGGTACGATGATGCGAACACTATGCGGGTATTTCTGCACTTGATTCTCACTGCCAACTGGGAGCCAAAAAAGTGGCACGGAATCACGATCGAGCGCGGTCAAAGGGTGTATTCACGCTCAAAATTGGCGGCTGAATTGAAGATGTCAGAGCAAAGCGTAAGAACTGCAATAAATCATCTAATTTCAACCGGAGAAGTAACCAACGATTCAACGCGCGAATACAGCATTGTTACTATAAAAAATTACGAATTATATCAGCAGTCAACCAGCGAATTAACCAACGACCAACCAACCTCTAACCAACGACCAACCAACGACCAACCACAATTTAATAAAGATAAGAATGATAAGAAAGATAAGAAAGATAAAAAGAATATATATAGCAAAATTTTTTCCGAATATGCCGCCGGTGATCTGGAACTGCTAAAAGCTCTGAATGATTTTGCTGAAATGAGAAAGGCAATCAAAAAGCCATTATCAACTGAACGAGCCGCAAGAATGCTAATCCACAGCCTAGACAAGTACGCTGATGACAATAAAACGAAAATAGCGATTTTGAATCAATCCATTTTTAAGAATTGGCAAGGGGTGTTCCCATTGAAAGAAGATGATTATCACGGACAATCTGCCAACAATGCAGGAAATTATGTCAAAGGTTCCGCCGACTGTGCGGAAGAAGTACCAAAGTACGGCAAAGTGTACTGACAAGACACAGCATGAATGCGACGTAATGAACTCTATTCGAGGAAACTTAACCGGATACGATTGCCCCAAATGTCTTAACCGCGGAACAGTTTTTAAGGTGGATGGGAATTACATAGTTTCGCGCGAATGCGAATGCATGAAAATCCGCCGGAGCGTTTGGAATATCGAAAAAAGTGGCATCAAAGAACTGTTATCGCGATGCACGTTTGATAATTTTCAGGATACAGAAGAATGGCAGAAAGACTTGAAGTCGGGGGCAAGTACTTTTATCACAGACCATATCGGAAAGTGGTTTTATGTTGGCGGACAAGTCGGATGCGGCAAGACACATATCTGCACGGCAATCTGCGGGGAACTGCTAAAGCAAGGCATGTCAGTACGGTATATGCTATGGCGCGATGAAGTAGTAAAACTAAAAGCTAACGTAAATGACAGTGAAGAGTATCAAAAGCTCATAAACGTGTGGAAAACGGCTCAGGTGCTTTACGTGGACGATTTTTTTAAGACCAGCGACACGGAGGATGGTAAAAAGAAAAAGCCCACGCAGGGCGACATAAATGCCGCATTTGAAATACTGAATTACCGGTACATAAATCAAGACCTCGTGACAATCATTTCGAGCGAACGCAGCATAGATGATCTGCTGGAATGCGACGAAGCTGTCGGGAGCAGAATTTACGAGCGGACAAAAGACTATTGCTTTTACTTCCGGCCGGACAAAGCGAAGAATTACAGATTGAGGTGAAACAGTGAAATTTACAATTCCATTTCCGCCTATCACAAAAAAGAATCATCAGCAGATCAGGCGCAACTTTAAAACCGGAAAACCGTTCATTGCACAGTCGGAGCAATACATAGCTTACGAAAAGGCTTGTATGCTTGCCATAAATGGCGCGTATCGCAAAAATATTGATTATCCGATAAACTTAACCGCTTTGTTCTATATGCCAACAGCGAGGCGTGTAGACCTTGTAAACCTAATTGAAGCATTACAGGATATTTTGGTTAGAGCCGGAGTGCTGACAGATGACAATTCAAAAATCATCGCAAGTACGGACGGCAGCCGGGTATTGTTTGACCGAGATCATCCACGAACGGAAGTAGAAATCAGGCCGCTATGAAGCATACCGCAGTCTGCTACCATTGCCGCCGAGAGTATGTACTTTGTGAAATCCGCATCTGCCCGGCAAAGCAAAAGCCCGTCTGCCGGTACTGCTGCATGAAGTGCGGAAAGCACACGAACGAAAAGATCGGCGTCGGGTGCGAACTGCTGAAGGAGGCCGAAGTTGAAAAGCAAGCAAAGGCATGACGGCGGCTCATACCGCCGCATGAAAACGATGATCGAGTATCACGCAAAGCCGGGGAAAGACCGGCAGAAAGCCAGAAAACGCAAGAAATAAGTCATAGGTACCGGTTTAAAGGCGCGCCGCCTCCATGACGATGGAGGGACTATGACATGAAAATTTTAGTAGCCTGTGAAGAATCGCAGGCAGTAACAATTGAACTTAGGAAGTTAGGTCACGAAGCCTATTCCTGCGACATTATCCCATGCAGCGGGGGACACCCGGAATGGCATATACAGGTTGACGCGCTGGAACTGCTTAAAATGCGCTGGGATATGATTATAGCGTTTCCGCCGTGTACTGACTTGTCCGTAAGTGGTGCCAGGTACTTTGCAGAGAAACGGGCAGACGGCCGGCAGCAAAAAAGCATTGATTTCTTTATGAAATTTGCAAACGCCGATTGTACTCGAATAGCGATTGAAAACCCTGTCGGAATAATGTCAACTGTCTGGCGAAAACCAGATCAGATCATCCAGCCCTGGCAGTTTGGGCACGGAGAAACGAAAGCAACATGCCTATGGCTTAAAGGATTGCCGTTTCTGCGGCCAACAGAAATTGTCGACGGCCGAGAACAACGGGTATGGAAGATGCCGCCCAGCGCAGATCGTGCAAAGCAGCGCAGCAAAACCTTTCCCGGTATCGCCCGCGCTATGGCTGAACAGTGGGCGGGGAAAGCATAGCCGCCTCTGGCGGGAAAGGAGAAAAAAGATGGAGAGATTAACGGCTTATGACGCAGATGATTATGCCTACGTTAAGGGCGGAAAAGTGATAAACAAGAAAGTGGCAGAAGCAATCTTACGCCTCGCTGCCTACGAAGATACCGGCTTAGAGCCTGACGAAATCCCGCATTGGATTCCGGTAAGCGAGAGGCTGCCGGAAGCTGACACACCTGTGATCTGCTATTGCAACAACGGCCACTTACAGCACCTGTACCAGCGCGTCGGATATTGGAGCGTAGACAGATCATGGCATGATAGCTGGGATGGGCGAGAGATACCTGTCACCCATTGGATGCCGCTTCCCCCAGCCGCCAAAGGAGGAAAAGCGATGTTGACCCTTCCGACCAAAAAGAAATGGTTTGATATGATTTTGTCTGGTGAGAAAAAAGAGGAATACCGCGCTGATACGCGATATTATGAAAGCCGGTTTGACAAATACATCGGGATTCCAGTGCGGGTCAAATTCCGCAACGGCTATCGGAAAGACAGCCCTTCATTTGTTCGCACAGTCATCCCGCATTACAGGCGGGGCGGTCGCCCAGATTGGGGCGCGGAGCCAGATAAAGACTACATAGTGCTGACGATTCAGCAGGAGGAAAAGTGATGGATAATACAAGTGAGATTCAAAACGCTATTGCGTTCTTCAAGCGCTGCGGGGTCCCTTATGCAGACACGGCGCTTGCGGCCTTGCAGGAGCAGGCAGAGCGGGAGAAAGGGTGCGATTTTTGTAAGATTGAATTGGACGATTATCCGTACGTTAGAGCCGTTGGCGATAACTGCGAAAGCGACGAGTGTTATGAACCGGTATATTGCCCGAAATGTGGAAAGAGGCTGAAATGATGGAACAGAAAACGCTTGCAGAGATCAAGACCCGAACGGCAACGGCGCGCGAAGAAGGATTCGACTTGCAACAGTTTGACGATTTGGACGCGCTGGCTTCCGAGGCGGAACGGCTGACGGAAGAAAACGATGTTTTGAAGTCCGAATGCAAAGCACACATCCGACAGGCGCAGGAACAGGAGGGGCACGATGACTGACTGGAACCCGTATACCCATCAATTCTGTCATAGCTGCCCGCACTACCGCTCCGAGGGCGAATACATTTTCGAGCTTGAGGAAAATCCAAAACTCCGCAGATGTCGCTATCTTCCGCAATGCTATCGGGTTGCACGGATTGCATCTGGCGGTGAGCAGACCAAGTTGGGAGGAATTTGAATGCCTGACATGACGCCGCTCGAAGCGGCGGAAAAGCTCGAAGATATTGCTGTTGTATCTGACCTGAAAGCAGTCGATGGCAAGAGAAGCGGAGTTGTGAAAATAGGGCGGGTTGATGCAGAAGATTTGCGAATCGCCGCCTCTTACCTCCGCAAAATCGCCGCAGGAAAGTATAAACAGGTGGTACACGCACACTGGAATTACACATCAAGGCCAAATGAGGATTGCATGGGCGGTAGTCATGGTGTAATAGAATGCTCACACTGCAAAGAAGATTACGGCGTGGAATATGATTATTGCCCTTCCTGTGGTGCTCTGATGGACGGAAAGGATAGTGATTCTGTTGCCAAGCAAGCGTGACCTGAAGCTGGACGAATACAACATCGGCAAATATGCTTATCGGGAATTACATAATTTCTGCCTGCAATATCCGTACAAAAAGCAGCGTTTGGCGGATTTGCGGAGCCCGTATCATTCGCCGGTAATTACTGGATTGCCCCACGGAAGTGACGCAGGACAGCCCACAGAGAACAATGCGGAGCGTGCGGCTGTGTTGTCCCATGACTGCGAAATGGTCGAGCAGGCGGCAATACAGGCGAGTTCGGAGGACTACCAGAATTTAATACGGGCAGTTACTCAGGATATGCCGTGGTACTATTTACAGTCAGTCTTTGGGCTGAAAACAGCAAGACACGTTTTTAATGCCGAGCGTCGGTATTTTTACTATCTACTGGCAGGAAAGAAAAAAATTATTTAGCCTGGCGTTTATGGGACATACTTTTGTGATTTAATGATATCAGTGGAAGCACGGGATGATCTTCCATCACTCACATTCCTCCCGGCGCCGTCGTTATGGGCGGCGCTTCCTATGCGGCGGCCAGTGTCGATAGGGCGGTGCAACTCCGCAAAGCCGCTATTGGGGCGCAAGGAACCCAACGCCCTTCCGTGGAATTCGGACGTCCGCTGAGTGGCTACGATAGACTCAGCAATATGTCACCGGGCACGGAATCATCCGGGGCCTGCCGGTTCAGCCAGTCCGGGCGGTGGCACCAAGCGATATGCAAGCCGGAATGTATTCGCGCAAAGTCTATGGCGGGGCTCGATTCCCTAAGGCTTGAGGTTCGAGTCCGTACGCCAATGGTTCCGGCCCTTGCATCGCATTGATTATTCAGGACGACCTTCGGGCCGTTCTTTTTATATGCCTAAACCAGAGGTGATATTTTGCCCCAACGTATAGAACGCCCTTGCCGCGCTTACCTTTGCCCAAATACTACAAGCAATCCAAACGGCTATTGTGATGAACATCAGACGCAGGCACGGGAGCGTCGAGGCAATGCAAGACAGCGCGGATACACTTATGACTGGGAAAAAGCAAGCAAAGCATTTTTGAGAGAACATCCGTTATGCGTTGAATGCTTAAAAGAAAATAGGCTGAGCCTGCCGAGGTTGTCGACCATATCATTCCACACAGAGGAAACAAAAAACTGTTTTGGGATAAATCAAATTGGCAACCGTTATGTAAACATCATCATGACCAGAAGACTGCGAGAGGATTGTAACATGGAAATAAAAGAAATACCCGAATATCCGGGCTTCTACGCTACGGATACGGGAATAATATTATCTATGAGGTGGGGAGAAAAAGGATATTATCTCAGACCTTACGCAAAGGATATTATCGGGTGCACATAAAAGCCTTGAAAAACATTTGGATAAGAGTACCAGTTCATCAGCTGGTGCTCTTTGCTTTTTATGGGCCAAAGCCTTTTGCTAACGCGGTGTGTCGTCATCTAAATGGAAACCCGACTGACAACCGCTCGGACAACCTCAAATGGGGAACGGCGAAAGAGAATGTACATGATTCTATAAGTCAAGGCACTGCCGCCTGCTTGCGGCACGGAGAGACTGCCATAGCAAGTAAGCTTACAGAAAGGCAAGTGCTTGAAATTGAACGAAGAGCAAAGCACGGAGAATTAGAACGCGATCTTGCTGCTGAATTTGGAATTGACCAAAAGCATGTAAGTGAAATAAAACTTCATCAGACATGGAAGCGACTATGGGTAGGGGGATGCAAAATCGCTACAGCTTAGTCAGAGTGGACCGTCGTGCAACTCCCCGCAAAACTTTTTCCCAAAATCAATAAAATCCCGGAAATGGAGGTGCCCAGGCAATGGCAAGACCCTCAAAGCCGGTGCTTACCGTCCAGGGGCACCGCACAAAAGATGAGCTTGCCGCCCGGCGAAATGCTGAGGCGGCTATGCTGACTCACGTCCCAATGGAAACGCAATTTACACGAAGCAAGGGCACATAAGCGTGCTGCAAAGGAATTCAAGCGAATCAAAGCGCTGCTTGCCTCCATCGGCAAGGACGATGCCCTCTACGAGCAGATCATCAACACCCATTGCCTGCTTGTGGAGGAGTGCGAGCAGATCCAGGACGTCCGGAATCAGTTCATCGGCTCGAAAGAGGAACTGCAGGCCGATTATCGAGGCCGGTCTCACCTGGGAATCCGGAAAAGGACGGTATTGCCGCGGCGGAGTATTACCGCCTGCTGGCGAAGCTGTCCGACAACATCATCAGCTGCGATAAGCAGCTCATGTCAAAGCGAAAAATGCTGCTCGATATTGACAAGGAAAACGTCATGACGGTGCAGTCGGCGCTCCGGTCTATCCCGAAAGAAGCCGGAGGAAAAGAAGAAAACGGGTATGGCCGCATTTATGGAGCATAGAGCGGGTGGAGGTTAATGTTCGATGAAGCACGAAAGCCAACGAGCCAGTAGACTTTATCCAGCTTCCTGCACCTGACGGATGACTTTTACGGACAGCCGTTTGTGCTGCAACCGTGGGAAACAGAAGTCGTCCGAGACGTGTACGGGACGCTGAACGACCGCGGATACCGCCAGTACAGTTACGCTTATCTGGAAATTCCGAAGAAAGAACGGCAAGACGACGCTGATTGCCGGCCTTGGCCTCTACCACCTCATGTGTGACGGCCCGGGTGGTCAGATATACTGCTGCGCGGCCGACCGGGAGCAGGCGTCGCTCTGCCTATAACGCCATGCTGCAGATGATTGACCAGGACGAGGATCTGCAGGCTACGCTGAAAGTCAAGGACAGCGCGAAGTATATCGAGAACACCGAGACTAAAGACGTTCTTGAAGGTGCTTTCCGCCGAGGCGTACACGAAGCACGGCCTGAACCCGACTGTCGTCATCTTCGACGAACTCCACGCGCAGCCGAACCGCGACCTGTGGGACGTTATGACGTTCGGCAGCCGGTGCGGCCCGCAAGGAAACGCTGTACTGGATTATCACGACGGCCGGCGACGACCCTGACCGCACTTCCATCGGTTGGGAAGAACACGAATATGCCCGCCGGGTGCGCGATGGAGAGATTCAGGACCCATATTGGTACGTCCGAATTTATGGGGCTCCGGAAAGCCTGAAAAGAGAAGAAATTTTCAAGGAAAGTGTCTGGTATGCCTGTAACCCGTCGCTTGGCGTGTCGATTGATATTGACAAGGTCAGGCAGGAAGCCGTCGCCGCCCGGAACAATCCGGCTGCGGAACGGCTTTTTCGATGGCTGCGGCTCAATCAGTGGAATAAAAATAAGGCTCGCGGATGGCTGCCGCTCACATCATGGGACGCGACAACGGGCACTTGGACGAGAGAAGACCTTCGCAACTGTTACTGCTACGGTGGCCTTGACCTTGCGACCACATGGGATATGAACGGATTTGCGTTGATTTTTCCGCCGCAAAAGGGCTGGAAAGATTATCGGGTGATTTTTGATGCCTGGATCCCGGAGGACAACATGAAAGAGCGCGTTCGGCGCGACCATGTGTCATATGACGAATGGGCACGGAACGGGTTTCTGCAAGTGACCGACGGAAACGTTACCGATTATGCTACCGTCCGGGCGAAGATTCAGGAGTACGCGAAAAAGTACCGGATTCGGGAGCTCGGATATGATAAATACAACGCAACAGAAACGGCACTGATGCTGCAGGCGGCCGGCGTCAAGATGGTGCCGGTTGATCAGACGATTCTCGGCATGTCACCGTCCATGAAGGAGCTGGAAGAAATGTTCAAGCGAAGTGGAATGAACGTCAAGAAAAAGACGGCCCCGTTGATTACTCATGAGGCAAACCCGGCGGCGCGCTGGTGCTTCGGAAACGTCAACATCAGCATGGATGGTAAGGAGAATTACATGCCGATCAAGGACAGTAAGACGGAACGCATTGATATTTTTGTTGCAATGGTGGATGCAATGGCGCGCCTGTTGCCGCACATGGCACGGCGGAGCGCTTACGCAGAACACGGGGTGATTGCAGTTTGAAATTTCTCAACCGGGTAAAAACCTTTTTCAAAAATCTCTCTACGTTGGCGCGACCGTCCCCGGAACTTCGGTCAGCGCTCGGTACGATCCTGTCTAAAGTCGGCATTCATATCAATGCAAAAAATGCCCTGCAAACAACGGCTGTGTTCGCGTGCGTCCGATTGATTTCGGAAAGCATCGCGTCCCTGCCGTTGTTTTTGTGTCGCAAAACCGAGACAGGTAAAGAAAAGGCAACGGACCTGCCACTGTACGGCGTGCTGCATGACGTACCGAACCCGGAAACGGACAGCTTTCAGTTTTGGCAGGCATTCGTGGCAAACATGCTGATTTACGGCCGGGGCTATGCCGAGGTCGTCCGGGACAACGCCGGGCGGGTCGTCCAGATGTGGAATATTACGACGCCCTACGTTCGGGTGCAGAGGAATTCCGAGACGCAAGAGCTGGAATACGTTGTCACTCCATCTGGGAAAGAGCAGTTTATCCTTCGAAAAGACCAGATTTTCCGCGTGGATTGGTTCTCAATGGACGCGCTGAACGCATTCCGACCGCTTGAATTGGCGCAGAACGCAATTGGTCTAGGAGAAGCTGCAGAAGAATTCGCAGCCGATTATTTCAAAAATGGGACGAATGCCGGCGGTTTTATTACCTATCCGGAAGGCATGACAGACGAACAAGTCGAATCGTTCCAAAAGCAGTTTCGAGGAAAATATGAGGGCCTTTCGAATTCCGCACGGCTGATCTTTTTGGAGCAGGGCAGCCAGTTTCAAAAGGCCAGCAACACCCCGGAAGAAAGTCAGATGCTCGAAACCCGGAAGTTTCAGGTTGAGGAAGTCGCCCGGTTCTACAATGTGCCGCTGCACATGATTGGCGACCTCGACCATGCGACGTTTTCCAACATTGAGCAGATGAGCCTGAACTATGTGATTTATACATTGCGTCCGTATCTCGTGCGCATTGAGCGTGCTATTACAGCACAGCTTTTGATGCCGCAGGAGCAGACATTGTATTTCCCAAAGTTTTCAGTTGAAGGCCTGTTGCGTGGCGATTATAAGTCACGCATGGATGGCTACGCTGTCGCCCGTCAAAATGGCTGGATGTCGGCAAACGATATCCGTGAGCTTGAAGATATGGACCGCATTCCACCGGAGCAGGGCGGCGACGCTTATCTCGCAAACGGTAATCTGCGAAGTCTCGAGAAGCTGATGACTGCTTCGGCAGAATCCACAAAGAGTGGAGGTGATAAAAATGGCAGTTGAAATCAAAGGCTATATCGTACCGGATGACGACCAGCAGATTTATGATTGGTTTGGTATCGGCACGACAGCACCACAGAACGTTCGGCAGGCAATCGCCGAGGCAAACGGTGCTCCTCTTGATGTGGAAATCTCCACGTGCTACGGCGGCGACGTGTTTTCTGGCTCTGAAATGTATTCGGCGCTCCGGGGGTACTCCGGCGGCGTACATATCCACATCACCGGGCTTGCGGCATCTGCTGCGTCGGTCATTGCAATGGCCGGGCCGTCCGATATGTCACCGACCGCCCAGCTGATGGTACACCGCGTGTCGTCATCGGCGGATGGAAATTACCATGCAATGGACACCAGCTCGGCGGCGCTGCAGGAAGCGGACAAGGCAATCGCGGCAGCCTATGTTGCAAAGTCCGGTATGGCTGAAAAAGATGCGCTGAAAATGATGGATGCAGAGACATGGATTACTGCGGCACAGGCCGTTGAACTCGGCCTCATTGATAAAATCTCCGATGCGGCCGTGCCTCAGATTGTCAATGCTATCGAAGGGTTGCCACTGCCGCGCGCGGTGATTGAGAAAACCCGTGCTATGTTGGCAGAAAAGAAAGCAAGCGCCGGTGAGAAGCCGGTCACTGCCGAACTGCAGCCAACGCCAGCGGTGGAACCAGATGCGCAGGCTCTTGCGCTTGCCCGAGCAAAGTTAAACCTGATCGAAAAATCCATGAATTTTTAGAAAGAAGGAATTTACATGACCCTTATTGAAAAAAGGCAGAAACTGGCCGCCTTGGTCAAAGATGCCCGTGTGAAGCTGGACGCCGGAGACCTGGAAGCCTACAACAAAATGGACGCCGACATTGATAAACTCGATGCCGAGATCAAGGCTGAGGAAAAGCAGCAGGCCCGCGAGGATGCACTGAATCAGATCCCGGAGCCCGTAAAAAGCAAGGCGGAGCCGCAGGACAGCGTAAGACCCAAAAAAATCACTGCAACCGCAGAGTACAAAAAAGCGTTTTTCAATGCGGTGCGCGGCGGGATGAGCTCCCTGACCGGAGAAGACCGGAAAATCCTTAACAATGTTATGTCTACTGGCGCCGACAGCGGTGGAATGCTTGTGATGCCGGAAGAAATGGAAAATTCCGTGCGTGCTCTGCTCACAAAGCGGGTTGTCATGCGCCGTCTGGCGAGCACTCTCACTCTGACAGCCGATCGGAAGATTGTCCTTGCATCGTCCTATGGCGCTGCGAACTGGATCGGTGAAAACGGGGCCTATCCGAAAGTCGATGACAGCTATGGGACTGTGACGATCGGAAATCATAAACTTGGCAAGATCATCCCGGTGTCTGAGGAACTGCTTCATGATTCCGAGTTCGATCTGACGGGCCTCATTTCTACCAGCTTCGGACGTGCATTTTCGGAAGGCGAAGAGGATGCGTTTCTCAATGGTGATGGCACTGGTAAACCGAAGGGCGTCCTTGTGGATGCGCAGGTTGGTGTTACTACGGCAGCATCGACGGCAATCGTCGCTGACGAATTGCTTGACCTGTTCTATTCTCTAAAAGCTGCCTATCGTCAGAATGCCACATTCCTTATGAGCGACGGCGCAGAGAAGGTTCTCCGCAAGCTGAAAAACGCTACGACCGGAGATTACATGTGGCAGCCTGGCCTTACCTCCGATCAGCCGAACACACTGCTTGGACGTCCGGTTGCGGTCTCTGATTTCATGCCGGCGGTCGCTGCAGGAGCGAAAGCAATCGCGTTTGGTGATTTCTCGCAGTATACCATCAAGGACACGCTCGGAATGCAGATGCAGGTTCTCGACCAGCTTTACGCCGAAAACGGTCAGGTTGGTTTCAAGGGCAACGAGCGCACTGACGGCAAACTGGTTGTTCCGGAAGCCGTGCAGGTCCTGCAGATGAAAGCGGCGTCGTAATGAAGATTAAAATTCTAACTTGCTGTGCCGGCCTGAAATTCTCATATTCTGTTGGCGAAACTGTTGATGCAGACGAAGCGACAGCAAAGGATCTGATTCAGGCAGGGCACGCAAAGGCAGTCGGCGGTAAGCAAGGGGTGCCGACTGCTGACCCACCGGAGGGAGCTGAGACGGATGGTAAAGGTAATAGCACCGCCAGCGGAGGAGCCGGTAACACTGGCGGAGTTCCGGGCGTGGATGCAGGGATTGCCGATCAGCACGGAACAGGAACCGATGGTAAACAGTCTGCTAAAAGCAGGACGTGAAGAAGCCGAGGCATACCAGAACGCCGCGTACTGTGAACAGACGTTGCAGCTTACCGTTGAGCCGGAGCCTCCGTGCCCCGACATTCCACGTGCGATTGTGCTACCCCGTCCACCGTTCCGCGAGCTGAAAAGCGTCACGGCGACATTACCGGATGGTACACAACAGGATGCGGCGGCACAGTTTGAAGTGCATAACGATGGCGGGCCTGCGGAGCTGGTTCAGAAACCGGGCAGCAATGTACCGGTTTTTTGCCGGCTGCAAGTCACCTATACGGCGGGTTATGACACAGTGCCGGAGAAGGTCAAGCAGGCTATTTTCCTATATGCAACATGGGCATGGATGCACCGGGGCGGCGATGAGTCTGTTCCGGCTGCGTTTTATGCGCTCCTCTCGAAGGGGCGGGTGGTGCCGGTATGATTAAGGATCCCGGTGAAATGACCGCCCGTATCCGTATTCAGCAAAATTTCCCGACCGGTACAGGTATCCACAAAGAAGACCATTGGATAGACCTCGGTAACAAATCCGAATCTAACCCGCCGCAGTGGACTTATGCGAAGTGGGAAAACGTCCACGGTGCAGAAGCATGGACGGCAAGCAGCGTACAGGCCACGGCCCCGGCGACCGTCAGTGTATGGTACGATTCCCGGATTACCCGGATGTGCCGTGTTGTGGACGATGCCGGAATCATCTACCGGATTACAAGTCTTGACGATATCCGCCGGGAGCATCGACAGATCGAAATGAAAGTGCAGGCGAGTGTGAATGGGTAACAAATACGGCCGGTCGGCGCTCTCTGCAACGATCACAATGCCGAATTTGGACAAATATCTGGAGAAGATTCAAGCCGTCGGAAATAACGTTGACGATGCCTGCAAAGAAGCTGTGAACGCCGCCTTGCCCATTGTGGAGAAATCCATGAAAGCAGGTGCGGAACGACACCGCAAAACGGGCGACGTTGTCAACGCCATCGAAGTGACACCCGCAAAGCAAGAGGGCAATTTCATTTATGCCACGGTTGGAATTGACATGAAAAAGCATCCGGAAGCGTTCGAGGGCGTTTTTCAAGAATACGGTGACGGCCATTCTCCATGCTTTCCGGATCCGTTTGTGCGACCAGCTATTGACGACAACCGCAAGGAAATTCTCGCAGCGGAACGCGCTGTGCTTAAAAAGAAAGGGGTGCCGATCAATTGAGCAAGTGGATGGATACCGCTGAATCGGTGCTGACGCAGTTCCAGAAGGACACCGGTATCCCCTATGATTTTGAGCGCTGGGAATGTGACCCGAATCAGCCGGTCGGCCCGCAGCTCCCGGATCAGTACATCGTCTATTTTTTGGTGGACGATGAGGGTAAGACATGGGCCGATGGGCAGGAAACAAGCCACGAGCCGCGGGTGCAGGTAAGTTTTTATACGCGGAAGAAATCGGATATGCTGACTGTCCCGGATGAAATCGAGCAGGCGTTTACCGTTGCCGGTTTTACCCGCGGTCCGGTCGGTCATATCCCATATCAGCCCGACACTGGCCATTATGGCTGGCGGCGGGATTTTTACTATTACGAAAGAAGGTAATTACATGAGTTCAGAATATGGCGAACTTGTCAACCTCGACAGTCTGCATTATGCGCCGGTCGTGAATGACAGTGAAGATAGCTATCAGACGGGGACAAATAAATACCTTGCCCCCGCTGCCGAAATGAAAAAGGAAGCCAAAGTCGACGCAACGCCTCGATATTACGACGGCAAGGCAATGTTTGTGTCCCCGACGGAGGCTTCGACAGACATTACGCTGACTGTTTCCGGTGTGCCATCCAGATTGGCAGCGGAGCTAACCGGAAAGCCGTATGATCAGACACGCGGTATTATGGTTGATACGGGTGACGTTTCTAATGCGCCTTATTATGCAATGTCCGCGCGCGCAGAACTTGGTGATGGCGGATATCGATATTATCAGTTTCTTAAAGGCCGGTTTTCCCTCGGCGCTGAGACAGCAAAAACAAAAGAGGAAAAGATTACGGCCAGCACGGTCGAGCTTACCTATACCGGCCTCGTGACAATCCACGAATTTACCATGCCGGACGGCTCTAAAAGCGGAGCAAAGGGCGTTCAGGCCGATACTACCGACGCCGCTTTTGCAGGTGCCGACGCATGGTTCTCACAGGTACAGACGCCGGAAACGCTCGGACTACCCGATGCGTTGACGATGACGTCAACCCCGGCAAATGACGCGACCGGCGTTCTGGAATCGGTCAGTCCGGTGCTGACGTTCAGCAACGCCATCGCTTCCGACGCAGTAACCATTGTCAAGGCAGATGGTACGCTTGTTGTCGCCAATAAGTCTTACAACTCGACCGGCAAAGTGCTGACTCTCTCGCCGACCGCTGCGCTCACTTCCGGTGCAACTTATACGATTATCGTCGCAGGCGTAAAGGATGTCTATGGGCAGGCGCTGGCAACTGCAGCAATCAAATTCACAGTGGCATAACATTCGGCCCGGCTCGTCCGGGCCTTACATGCGTAATCCGGGCGCGTGAACCCGGAGAACGGAAAATTATTATTTTGGAGGAATTATTATGAATGCACATATTACCGGGAGTGAGCTGAAAGATGCCGCAGGGAAATCTATCGTGTTAGGCGACGGAAATACTTATCGCCTGACGATCGACATGAACGCCATGTGCGCGCTGGAAGACCATTACGGCGACTTTAACCATGCTATGGAAGTGCTGTCGAATCTCGGCACGGAAGAAAAAGGCCCGGATGGGAAACCAAAGCCGAAAAAAATTATGAAGGATATCCGGTTCATGCTGTGGGCGGCCCTGCAGCACGATAACGACGACCTGACGGAGCATGACGCCGCAAAGCTGATTACTCTCGGCAATATGAATGAGGTCATGAATGCGCTGGGCGCGGCTATGCAGGCAGCTACCCCGGAAGCGGAGGACAATGGAAAAAACGGAAAGAACCCACAGGAAGCCTAAACTTCCCGTGGGTTGATTATTATACCATTGCTATTGCGGTATTTCACTGGCCGGAGGAACGGTTCTGGCGGTCAACACCGCGCATCATATCCACACTGTGGAATGAATATCTGCGGCTGACCGGGCAGGCGGAACCGGAGGAAACGTCAACCGGGCAAAACGTTGTTATGCGCGACGGTAAACCGTACGCCGTGAAAAAAGCCGATGAAATCGGAAATATATTTTGACTATTTGTCAATTTCAATGTTGCAGCCATACGTTGGTTTTTCTTCGGTTCCCCCTGTGATTTCTACGATACGACCTGTGTATTGTGGAGTCATATTATCATCGTCAGTATCCCAATTTCCAGAATACTCTGCGCCTTCATAAAGGTCCTTTGCAAGGTCGTCTTGAACGTATCCTAACATGTGCTTTTTATCGTTGTCGTCTATAGCATATACAGCCATTGCATGTGGATATTTTGCAGACGGCTTATTTCGGATTATCAATTCTTGCCCGTCCCAACAATCTTCCAATTCGGTCTGCCGATTCCCGTATGTAACGCCTGCGACTTTTGTTCGATATGGCTCCGGCGGCTTGATTGTACCGTTTTTAATCATTTTCTGAACTTGCTTAACCGGATCCTTTACTTCCTCAATGTTTTTTTCGATTAGAGCTTTAGCTTTTGCGGCGTCTTTCTTTTTTAACCCCGTTATGGAAATGATATTGCACCCGCCGGTATTGACTATTTCGAGCGTTGCCGCAAATGCACCATTTCTTATGATTACCTCAGCTATTTTTTCGTATTGAAGGTTTTTCTTTTCACGAGTGCCTGTACGAAAAATTTCAGATTCTACACCGTTTTCTGTGATGTTTAGCTCTTGCTTCCAAGAGTTTGAAAGAATTTTACTGGCAGCAATTTTCAAAGATTCCATATGTGAAATTCCTCCCTTTAGTTGGATTATATACCCATCTCCAAAATATGTCTACTTCAAGGAAGTGAAAAATATGTCGGACAAAATGGACGCTTCTGTGGGTCTTGATACTACTGCTTTTCGGGCGGGCGTAACGGACCTTAAAAATCAAGTAAAAGCTATTGAAACCTCTTTCCGTGCATCTGCCGCCGTTATGGGCGAGTGGAGCAAGTCTACGGACGGTCTTGGTGCCCGGACAACTTCGCTGGAGGATAAGCTAAAGCTCCAAAAGCAGGCGCTGGCTACATTGAACGAAGAATATAAAAAAGCCACGACCGGTGAAAATGCTAACGAAAAAGCCGCTCAAAGCCTTGCCAATCAGATGTATTCAATGGAAAAACAAATAGAATCTACTGAAAGGGATTTGGAAAAATATAACGCCCAGTTAAAGTTGCAGCAATCCGGTTTTGAACAGTTCAGTCAGAAGATGAAGTCTGTTAGCGAGCAGGCAAAGGCTGTCGGGAAAGGACTTTCCGACGCTGGTAAAACCATGACAGCCGGTCTTACTGTGCCTATTGCCGGTATAGCGGCAGCAGCGATCAATCTCGGCGATGAATTCGAAGCGCAGATGTCCCGTGTGAAAGCCATCAGCGGTGCAACGGGAAAAGATTTTGACGCTCTCACTGCGCAGGCGAAGCAACTCGGGCAGGACACGGCTTTTTCTGCGTCCGAGGCGGCGGAGGGCATGGAAAACCTTGCGTCTGCTGGCTTTGGGACAAAAGAAATTATGGCAGCTATGCCGGGCATGCTCGACCTTGCGGCGTCTTCCGGGGAAGACCTCGCTACATCATCCGATATTGCTGCGTCGACCTTGCGCGGCTTCGGCCTTGCGGCGGATCAGGCCGGACACGTTGCCGATGTGCTCGCCAAAAATGCAGCGGACACCAACGCCGCCGTGGCAGACACCGGGGAAGCCATGAAATATATCGCTCCTGTCGCGCAAAATGCAGGGTGGTCGTTGGAACAGGTGACGGCGGCAATCGGCGAAATGGCAAATGCAGGCATCAAAGGTGAGCAGGCGGGCACCACATTGCGCGGGGCGCTGACGTCGCTCATGAATCCGTCGAAAGAGCAAGCGGACGCCATGAAAGCGATCGGATTTTCTGCGTATGATGCGCAAGGAAAAATGAAGCCGTTGTCTCAAATTATTGGAGAGCTTGGAACCAAAACAAAAGGGCTTACTAACGAGCAGCGAGATAATGCTATTGCCACCATCATGGGCACAAATTCTCTGTCCGGGATGCAGGTGCTGTTAAAAGACGGCAGAGGAAATCTTGACACGCTTACGGCTTCGCTGAAAAAATCGGATGGGGCCGCTAAAAGCATGGCAAATACTATGCAGGGCAATACAAAAGGCGCAATAGAACAGATGAAAGGCTCTCTTGAAACCGCCGCCATAACCGTGCAGGAAAAGCTCGCCCCATCAATTACCCGTGCCGCAAATGCAGTACAGGAATTGGCGAATAAATTTGCACAGCTATCTCCTGCGCAGCAAGACATGATTATCAAGGGTGCGGCAATTGTCGCCATTGTTGGCCCGATAGTCCTTCTCATGGGGAAAATGATTTCAGGAGTTGGCGCGATTGCCGGGGCTATCAGTACATTGACGGGCGCGATTGCAGTTGTTGCGACAGGGGCAGAAGCCGCCACGCCGGCTGTGGCAGGGCTCGCATCAGCGATTAAATTTATGACCGGGCCGATTGGCTTAACCATATTGGCCATAACGGCTGTTGTTACAGCTTTTTTATTGCTCTGGAACAAATGCGAGGGCTTTCGTAATTTCTGGATTGGCTTATGGAATGGTATCAAGACAGCGGCGCAGGCAGTCGGAGCATGGTTTTCCGGGCCGTTTATTCAGTTCTTTCAGAGCGCTGGGAACGGCATAAAATCCTTTTTTACCGGGATTCCGGCTTTTTTCACTGGCATCTGGAGCAGTATTCGAGCCGCGACAACGACGGCCTGGAATGCAATAAGCAGCGCTGTAATGGCAATAGTAACCCCATTTGCCGCCGCAATTCAGGGACCGTTTGAGACGTTAAAGGCAGGCCTTGCAAACATAATGAATGGCATTAAGGCTGTGTTTTCAGGCGTCTGGACGGTTATCAAAAATGTGGTCCTTGGCATTGTACTGCTTTTTATTGACTTAATTACCGGAGATTTCAACAAACTGCACAGCGACCTTACCGGAATTCTGAACAACATCAAAAACGCATTTTCAACAATCTGGAACGGGATAAAATCTGTTGTAACCGGCATAGCTCAGGCACTTGTTGGGACGCTTGGCACAATCTTCCGCGGCGGCGTGGCTGTTTTGCAAACGATCGGAAACGGATTAAAAACGTTTTTTACGGGCTTATGGACTGGAATTAAAAATACAGCTGTTAATATGTTCAACGGCCTCCTAAGCTTTTTCTCTACGCTTCCATCGAAATTTTCCGGATTCATGCAGGGCGTTGGCAATGCGATTATTCACGGCTTCGACAGCGCAATTGATTTTATTAAAAATCTGCCAGCTCAAATGCTGCAATGGGGTAAAGATATGATTGAGGGGCTGATCGATGGCATAGAAAGCATGGTCGGGAAGATCGGAGATGCCGCCAAAGGCGTGGCACAGAACATCCGTTCATTTTTGCATTTCAGTGTTCCTGACGAGGGCCCTTTAACCGATTATGAATCTTGGATGCCGGATTTCATGACAGGTTTGGCCAAAGGCATTGAGACTAATAAACATAAGGTCGTTTCTGCCATGCGGAGTCTCACGGCGGATATGTCGATTGCTCCGGCCGTTCGGCCCGCTTATGCGGGTGGCTATTCAGGAGCTCAGATGATTGACAACAGTGTCACCAAAGTGCCGGGTGGAGTTGATAATGTGTCGCTTTCGGCAGCAGTTAAGTATCTTGCGAGCAAAATGGATGTTATCGCCCAAAAAGATATAAATATTGCATTGTATACGGATGACCGTACTATCGCGGAATCCGCAAATCGTGGGAACAGATTAATTGGTAAACGCTATCATAGGGCGATGCAAGATTAAGGTAGTGAGAATATGGATATTAAATCAATCCAAAATTTAATAATCGATGGCATTGAAATAGCAGAGCAGGTATTGGTAACATGGAGCCTTCAAAGCATATTAAGCAAGGATTCTGGCTACACGCTTGACGGTACATATCATGAAGACCGTGTAGCTGAAAAAGTTGAGCTGACATATGAATGGCCACAAATTTCCATGCAGCAAAAAAGAAAAATTGTACAGACATTAGCATCTAAACCCATACATGATATTACCTATTTCGATGTGCTAGCAAATGCCCAGCGGACGTCAAAATTCAGAGTATCCGACCCAGTTATACCTATAATATATTCTTCGGCGTCCAATTTCTCTTTAACATTCAACGAAAATTAACGAGAATTGAGGTGACAAACATTGATCCAGACAAGCGCGGAATATCAGCAGAAAATTGTGCTTGATGGACGGGATCAGAAAGTCAGTGTGCTTATTACCCTCCATAATGGCTATACATACTTGCTCTCCAATCCCGACATCATGGAGGACGGCGTGTCTTTTTCCGACGGCACAAGCGAAGAAGTTGCTTTCAGCATTGGCACTTTTGTGAGCAAATGCCTGACGGTTAAACTCTTTAACTTTGACGGTAGGCTGATGGAAAGTCAGTTTGAAGGTTCAACGGTCGCCCTGAAACTCGGGCTCGTCCTGTCGCCTGTCACGCCGGATTTCGCGGAAAAGGTGGAATGGGTATACCCCGGTACTTTTTACACGGGCGAGCATTCACAGAGCGGCGGGATCATTACACTGACCGCGTATGACAATGCGGCAAAATTTGACCGGAAGTATGACAGCACCCTTGCCTACCCCGCAACACTTTATCAGATTCTCTGGGACGCCTGCAAAAACTGTGGCGTGGAGCTTGCAAACGTATATTTTGCCAACATGGATTACGTTGTAGACAAGTGTCCGTCGGATGATTCCACGACATATGCGGACATTGTATCCTCTGTTGCGCAGCTTGCCGGCTGTTTTGCCCGGTGCAATAATACCGGTGCGCTTGTTCTCGGATGGTACGACATGGACCGGTTTTATCCGGAATCCGGCGACATACTGGATGGTGGTGATTTCGGCGCCTGCGGGCAGGCCGATACGCTGGACGGCGGTTCCTTCTATCCGCAAGAAGCGGCGGTAGACGGCGGCACGCTGCTTGACTGCTCGGAAGCGGATACTGCCGACGGGGGAGATTTTGGCAGCTATGGGCAGGACGCGGCATTAAACGGTGGCGATTTTATCAACTATGGACATCAGATTACGGATGCGGTTTTCGGCGGCGTGTTCCGCAAGAATCTACAGCCCCCGGTGGAAATATCCTCCCTGTCCTCCTGCTCCGTGCCGACCGAAGATGTCAGAATTACCGGAGTGAAAATCATCCCGGCAGACAGCAAGAAGCAGCCGGTGATGAAAGGAACCAATGGGTATGTAATATCCATCGAAAAGAATCCACTCGCGCAGGAAAATTTAGGCGCTGCTTTTGGACGGCGTTGCAAAACAGCTGATTGATTTTCAATTCCGCCCGATGGACGTATCGGCATGGGACAACCCGAGCATTGAGGCGGGCGATGTTGCCGTTTTGGTTGACGACAAGGGCAACCGCCATAACACGATCATTAGCAATCTGACCTATTCATTCGGCAACTACGAAAAGTTTTCGGCTGACGCTGAATCGGAAAGCGACAGCCAGGCCGACCTGGTCAGCGGATCCACAAAAGCTACAGCTGCGCTCCAGAAGAACACCGAAGAAGCCGCATCAGCTACAAATGGAAGAATTGATACCCTTAAGACAAATACGGAAGCATCGGTCGCTACCATTAACGGACAAATCAATCTGATTCAGGCCAGCAAGGCGGACATCGTTTTCATCCAGGCAAAATACCTGACAGCTGACGACGCGAAGGCTAATTATGCTACGATCAACAATTTGGCCGCGGCGCAAGCGGATATTACAAACCTGAAAACAGACAAATTGTCTGCTACAGATGCCGCACTGAAATATGCCACGGTTGACAGCCTTAAAGCCGCCAATGCGGATATAAACAGCCTCAAGGCCGACAAGCTCGACGTTACCACGGCATCGGCCACATACGCGACGGTTGATAACCTCACCGCCGCCAACGGCAGCATATCCAGCCTGCAATCGGACAGCGCTAAAATTATCAGCCTGCTGTCAGATAACGCGGGTATTGGAAGTCTGTCATCCGGTACCGTATCTGCCAATTATGCGGCCCTGCTGCACGGCACCCTCGGCGACGCGCAGATCGGCAGCCTGTCGGTTGGGAAGTTGCTTGCCGGGAATATCAGCACGGATAAATTTACGGTACAGAGTGATTCCGGCAATCTGTCCATCAGCAAAAACACCCTGCACGTATGGGACGCGAATGGCAAAGAACGTGTTTCACTGGGCCTTAACGGCAGCGACTACAACCTGACTGTTCGTGCCGCTGATGGGCAGACAACAATATTCGGGGCTTCCGGCGTCACCCATGCAGGCATCACAGACGGCGCGGTTGACGACAGTAAGGTCGCGGCAGACGCCAATATCAACGGTAGCAAGCTCAATATTGAAAGTACAATTGCAGCCTTTAACGGCGCAACCACACTGTTAAAATCAAGCCGGATTCAGTATGACCCGACCGGGCAATCGTTGGAAGTTGCATTCCAGAATCTTTCAGGCACGGTATCCTCGCAAGGCAGTACGCTTAGCACGCAGGGAACGTCCATCACAGCAATTCAAGGCAACATTGACAGCAAAATATGGGAATCCGATATTACCTCGGCGGTCAATGGGATACAGGTCGGTGGACGAAACCTTGCACAGCACACATCCAGCTCATTCACAACACCCATTACAAACTTTTCAGGAATTACTAATGATTGTCGAACAGTTGCAGATGTTTTGACAGACGGGTTATCGGTTGGGGACACGCTTACTGTGCATTTGGTTTATAAGTATGACAATGTTGTTGCCGTTTCCGGGCAAACAGCAAGCTGTTGGATTCAAGGGTCGGGAGCTGCAACCAGTTGGAACGCAGGAAGCTTCAATGGTTCGCCGCCCTTTACTTTAAGTGGTAGTGGTCAGCATGAGTTTTTATACAGCTTTCCAGTTACAGCAGATCATTTGAAGAATCACTATTGGTCTGTAAATGTAAGGCATGATTATGTGCAGAGTGGTTCTGTACAGTGGAAGATGTTTAAGGTTGAAAAAGGTACAAAAGCTACAGATTGGTCACCTGCCCCGGAAGATGTGCAAAGCCAGATTGATACTCATTCCTCTGAAATCAGCCAAAATGCAACAGCAATCAGTTCCAAGGTGGAACAGACGGTTTATACTTCCGGGATGGCCGGGAAAGCCGATAAATCCACGCTCGTTTCCGAGATCAATCAGTCGGCAGAGGCAATAAAAATTTCCGCGAGCAAAATTGATTTAACCGGCTATGCAACGTTTAGCTCACTGGAAACAGCTGGCACGACAAAGATCAACGGCGACAATATAGACACCACAAACCTTAAGGCACAAAGAATATACAATACAAGCAATGACATATATGCAGAAATTGGCACTGTATCATTTGAAGATCAATCTGGAAGCAGAAGCGCTTCCGGTATAACTATTTATAGCGGGAGCAAATATCATGGCGGCGTGGCATCAACGTACGACAGCAACTATGACTGGATAACAATGTCTGACGCTTCCGGGAAAAACAGTATTAGTTTTGGGCAAGACGCAATTACAACGGCTTCACCGTCCAATACACTCTATATATCAAGTGGAATTAATAGCATTTTTATGATAAACAATGGCAGAAGTGGTGACGGAATATTAATTGAGAGTTCTGGCCCCGCTTTATCGATTAAACCAAACGGGATATACTGTGGTGCTGAAGACTGGGACGATGGCAGCACCGACAGGCATTGGCACAAATATCAGGACGGCACGCTTGATCCAGTGGGGATACACAAGCAGCCATATATCCGATATAACAACCGCTTACGGCAGCATGTTCTGGAGACAGGGATATACATATCCGCTGCCGGCCGACGCTCCGGCATTTGTCGGCAATCGATACACGAATGTAACAATTACATCCAGTGGACTTGCGACTGCACTCAACGAGGCAGTCGATACTGACGGCAAAACGCTAAAGTTTGACATTCAGAATCCGCATGCTACAACCGGCCTCACTTTTGCCTTCTCCTATTTGGTTGTGGGGCGCTGGAAATAAAATTAAGGGGGAAATTTAGATGGCTATTACACAGCAAAAGATTCTTTTCCGCAGAGGAAATCGGGACGATTTAATCATTGCGGATTTGCAACCCGGAGAACCCTCTCTCGCTCTTGATACGAATGAATTCGGTGTTAAGAGTTCCGGAGGGGATATGCTATGGGCCCCGATGATCATTGACAAGGATGACGGGACAGGGACAACGCACTACGAAAAGTACGCCGATGGCCGCGTCCACGAGTGGGGCAGCTATTCTATGGATATTGCCTACACCGTAAAATATGGCGATACGATGTATTTTCACTCGGATACGAACGATACTTCGATTGCGCTGCCTGTACCGATTGATACGTCAAAGTCCTATGATCCAAACGTATCCTTTGATTCCAGCGGAATTGTTTGGTGCGCTAATGCAATCGTCAAGAATGCGGCCTCTAACGGGACTACAACGTCAACACTGTATTATCGCACTGTTTCCGGTTCGGAGCAAACCAGCCTTTCGGTCACCATTCGCTGGGAGATTTGGGGCTTCTGGAAATAATTTATGTAGATGAGAGCCGCGAGGCTCTTTTTTAATATTTGAAATTTAAAGGAGAAATGCTTTATGGCAAGAACACTAATCGAAAGCAATAATTACCGCGAGACCATCACGGACGACGGGACAGACAAGGGGACGGCAGTCGGCACCATGAGCGCCACGGTGGACACGGGGAACAAATCCGTCAACATCAATGCGATGGTGTCCTCCAATGTTACGCTTCCGGCCGACAGCGTGATTCAGCAGCAGCTGACCGATTTTATCACCCAGGTACGCACACAGGCAAACAGCATCGGCCTGACCCAGTTCGGGCAGGCTGCACAGTAAGGAGAGCAATCAATGAAATTAAGTAACCGTGAAATGATTGAAAAATTGCAGTCCCTAAAAACCGTGGCACAAAAGGAATTGCCGGTTAAGGCATCTTACGCGATCACTAAAAACTATATGAAACTGCAATCCGAGTTGAAGCCGTATTTCGAGCAGAGGAAAAAGCTGATTGACAAGTACGCTGAAAAAGACGAAAATGGCAGCCCGAAAGCCGACAAAAACGGGCAACTCCAATTCAGCGACGAGAACCGCGAAAAGTGGGATAAGGATATTAAAGACTCTGCTTGACATTACGTCCGAAGTGCCAATCAGGAAATTTAAATTGTCCGAACTCAACGGCCGGGATTTATCCGTAGCGGAACTAACGGCAATCGACTATATGATCGAGGACGCATAAGGAGGGCAAAGCATGCTAAAAGGCATTGATGTAAGCGACCCGCAGGGAACCATCAACTGGGACGCGGCAAAAGCGGCAGGGCTGAATTTTGCAATGCTCAAATGTGGTTACGGCGAAGACAGGGCAGATCAGGACGAGGACTACTTTGCCCGGAATGTGTCGGAGTGCGAACGACTCGGCATCCCGTGGGGAGCATACCTTTACAGCTACGCCATGAAAGTATCCGACGCGCCCAGCGAGGTGCGGCATATCTTGCGCGTGCTGAAAGGCCGCAAGCCGTCTTATCCCGTCATCATCGACATGGAGGACGCGGATGGGTACAAGGCACGGAATGGCGGTATCCCATCGGCACAGACCATCACGGACATTCTGAAAGCTGAATTAAGTGCACTGGAATCTGCCGGGTATTACGCCGGATGGTATGCCAATAAGGATTGGTGCATCAATCATCTGTATCCAGATCAGCTTACTCACTGGACGTTCTGGTATGCGCGGCCCGGACTTGGCTCACCAGACAGGCCATGCGGTATGTGGCAGAATCAGACTGGGGAAACGGGCGGTAAATGGCCGGGAGTATCCGACTTGTGCGACCTCGATATCTCTTTCAACGATTATCCGTCAATTATCAAGGCAAAAGGCTTGAATGGATGGCCCGCCCCGCAATCCTACACCTGCGACACGTCCGGCACTGTTGAGATTGCGCGGGGCAATGCTTATGTGGCGCTTATCACCTGTAAGGGTACGCCGGACGTTGTGGCCGGAACAGCCGACAGGGTAACGGTCTTACACCGGTACGACGACGGCGACAAGCACTACTATTACATCGTGCCGATCGGCAAGCCGGGGCAGGACGTCGGAATCTACATCAACGGCGGGCCGAGGCAGTTCGTTGCCAAAATCAAGTGAGGTGACAGGGATGGACATGACGGAAATTGCGCAGACGGCCGCACAGGCACTTGACAGCGCGAAATCAGCCCATCATCGCATTGACGAGCTGGACGCCGATGTAAAGGATATCCGGGGACTTACGGCGGCGATGGCGCGGGTCAACGAAAAGGTCGATAATCTGAAATCGGATGTCGACGAAATCAAAACCGACGTCAAGAGCATTTCGGCCCGGCCGGGCCGCTGGTGGGACAAACTGGTGGCGGCAATCATCGGTGCGATCGGGGCGGGGGTCGCAACGGCAATTTTGGCAGCAATATTTAAATAGCCGGTCAACCCGGCAGAAAGTGTGATTTTATGAATCCATATGTTATTGAAATCCTCATTGTGGTGGCTACGGCCACTGTATCCGCACTTATTACGCGCGTAGCTGTCAAGCAGCGCGCCACTGGGACCAACGGTGAGGCGGTGCTCGAAAAGATCGGTACGGGCATTACTTACGCACAATCGGTCGCTTCGGCTGTCACGCCGTTTCTGCCGCAGCCGGCAGGGCCGGTTATCAGCAAGGTGTTGGGTGTTGCGCAGAAAGCCGTGCAGCACGTCGAGGCTACATACAAGGCAGCGCTCTCCACGGACGCCAATGCTGCCGATACCCGTAAAACGGAGGCAACGAGTCTGATTAAATCGGCATTGGCACTGGACGGTATAGCGGACACGCCGGAGGTAGACAAGCTGATCGACGTCGTTATCCCGCTGCTGGTCCTCGCACTGCCGAAGACACACACAGCCACAGCACAGCCGGAGAGCGGGGCGGTCGCGCCGAACACCAACGGCGCGGCGTAATTTTTAACATTGACCTCAATGTTAAAATCTTCGGAAAATCGTTGATATTTGTCAACTGAACAGGCATGGACAACAGCCCTCGGAGAAATCCGGGGGCCTTATTTTTTACAATATCTATACTTAGTTGTTGACTATTTACACAATATGAAGTATATTAAAGGCACAAAACTAATTGAGAGGGTGCGTATTTTGAACGAAAATATTTCCGTTATTGGCGGCGAAATGTCCGAAAAAGAGCAACAGGCGTATTGGGGGCACGTTCAGAAAGAGAATCCAAACCGGCAAATTAAAAGCCTCAAAATTACCATTGATGGTGATTTTGTAGACTTAAAATATGAACTGGTTCCAGTTGAATTCGACCGTATTCGCCGCATCACAGGATACCTTGTTGGCACGACTAAACGATGGAACAATGCAAAACGAGCAGAACTGAACGACCGAGTAAAGCATAGCTTGGCTTAAATATAGTGGGCTTCGGGTTAATTCCCGGAGCCCTTATTTTTTTGACTGGCCCGCGCAAGCGACCATAAAAGTTTGGAATCAGATGTGAATATGGGAACAGAATAGAACGAAAGCGCAATAAAGCGGCATGAAAAAGCACAATAAAGTATAATAAATTTTATTTTGGGGTTTACTTTTGCTTTGTTGCGCGTATAATAGTGTTGTAGCCAGGACGGCTACATTTTAGACAGAAGAAAGGGCCTGCTGGCTTTCGAGCCAACGGGTCCTTTAGATTTTAGGGAGGAATTTACGTGCAAAAGGCTATGGTGTTTATTGATTTTGAGAATTTTAATATTGCAATCAAGGACTATTACAAGAAACTAGAAAAGCCATTTCCACGTCTCGATTATAATCTTTTCCCCATAGAGATTGTAAAATTGCTTCCAAAGCAGAGCGAGCTTGTGAAGACATTCCTGTTTGCACCAAAGCCAGATGATTTTTTGATGGCCGATCCGTGGAGGAAAAAAACCTATGATTGGATAAATGGGCTGAAAAATCAGAAATATTTTACAGTGGTTGAGGGGCGGCACTCGGCTCGGCCGACACACGAGTATACATATGACACCATGCGAATAGACAATCCATCTAGCTATTATGTTGTTGAAAAAGGCACTGACATAAATTTGAGTGCTCACTTGATTACAAAGGCGTTTCATAATTCGTATGATGTGGCTGTCATAGTAAGCGGTGACAGTGACTATTGCCCTGTACTTGATATTCTGAATACGATGGGGAAAACTACGATTTCTGTTGGAGTAATGGGTCAAAACCTTTTTAAGTTGAAAGAGCATTCAGATGACTGCTTTGTTTTAAATGAAGAATTTTTCGATAAATGCCCACGATGA